AGCCCAGCGCACCCGCATCTTGGCCCTAGCCGCAGAGATCGACAAGCAGCGCGAGCTGAAAGACGCGATGAAGGCCACCAACGATGCCCAGGAAGAGCGCATCCGCATCGGCCGCGAAGTGGCAATCGCGCAGGGTGTCGACAACGGCCCGCGCGCCGAGCGCCTCAAGGGCCTGTTGTCTAGCACCGACGAAGAGCGCTTCGCCCGCATTCGGGAGGACGTCACCCTGCTGGCTGAAGAGTTCACCGCCGGGCGCCTGCAGGGCGGCGCCGAGCAGTACATCCAGGCCATCAAGGGCTTGGTCGGCGAGACCGGTGACGCCATCGAAAAGACCAAGTCCGTCGTGGATGACCTCGGCTTGTCTTTCAGCAGCGCCTTCGAGGACGCAATCGTCGGCGGCAAGTCTTTCCAGGATGTGCTCAAGGGCATCGGCCAAGACATCCTGCGCATCAGCGTACGCAAAGCCGTCACCGAGCCGCTGGGCGGCTTCTTCAGCAAGGCGCTTTCCGGCTTCTTCAGCAAGGCGCTTTCCGGCATTTTCAGCTTGGACGGTGGCGGCTACACCGGCGGCAGCGCCCGCTCTGGCGGTCTGGACGGCAAGGGCGGATTCATGGCCATGCTGCACCCGCAGGAGACAGTGATCGATCACACCAAGGGCGGAAGCACTGGCGGCACCGTGGTGGTCAACATCAACCAGCAGGTGGGAGACATCGCCACCGTCAGCATGCTGCAGCGCTCCAACGAATCGCTGGTGCGCCAGATCCAGGGCGGCCTAATGCGCAGCCAGAACTATGGGGGCGCACTGGCATGAGCCTGATCACACTGCCGGCCGCTTTCAAGGTGCGGTCTTGCCAGCTGCGCATGTCCGCCAACCAGCGCGTCAGTGCCAGCCCGTTCGGCGGCTCCGAGCAGGCCGTCGACATGCTCAACGACCGCTGGCTGCTTTCCTGCGAGTTGCCCGAAGCGCCCTCCGCCGATGGCCGGTGGCGCGAGGCGTTCATCGAGTCCATGCGCGGCCAGGTCAACTGGGTGGCGCTGTACCACTTCCAGCACCAGGCGCCCGCCGGAACCGCCCGGGGCACGCAGACGCTGAACGCATCGGCAGCGCAGGGCGCATCCAGCATCCAGATCACCGGCGTGTCCCCCAGCACCGGCACCTACCTGGCCGGCGACCTGGTCGGCGTGGACGGCCTGCTGCTGCGGGTGGCCACCGACTGCACCGCCGTGGCTGGCGTCATAACCGTGCCCCTTGCCAACCGCCTGCGCAAGGCCCTCACCAGCGGCGCCGCTGTGACCTGGTACCGGCCTACGGCGCTGTTCCGCCTGCTGTCGGACAGTGGCGTGCGCTACACCCCCAGCATCGCCTCGGCGCTCTCCCTGGAGTTCGGGGAGTACATCGCGTGAAATCGCTCGCCGCCCCAGTCCTGGCCGCCCTGGCCAGCGGCTCCATCGCCATCGTGCAGCTGGTCGAGCTGGTCTTCACCAGCGGCACCATCCGCCTCAACAGCTCCAACTGGAACCTGGTCTACGGCGGCAACACCTACACCGGCGCCTACGGCCTGGGCAGCGTCAGCCCGGTGACCGACCAGCCCGGCGAAGTGCAGGGCGTCACCCTGGTGCTATCCGGCGGCGACCCCGTGCGCATCGCCCTGGCGCTGGATGATGCAGACGAAGTGCAGGGCGCCATTGTCCGCATCCGCACCGCCATCATCAGCACCACCGACTACACCGTCCTGGAAGCCCCGCCGGACTGGCTTGGCAAGTGCGACACCATGAGCATCGGCGAGGACGGCCTGCAGGCCGAGATCCGCGTCAGTGCCGAGTCCAACGCCGTAGACCTCCTGCGCGGCACGCCCGTGACGCTGACCGAGGCAGACCAACAGGCCCTGTTCCCCGGCGACCGCGCCTTTGAGTACGTCGTCAGCCAGATCGACCAGCCCGTCATCTGGCCCTCGCGGGAGTTCTTTTTCCGATGATGATCGACCGCCTGCCCGACTGGCGCCTGCACTTCGACGCCCTGGTCTCCGAGCGCATGCACCGCCCCTTTGCCTGGGGCGTGAACGACTGCGCCCTGTTCGCAGCAGATTGCGTGCTGGCCATCACCGGCGTGGATCTCGCCACTGGCCTGCGCGGCCACCGCACTGCCCGCCAGGCGCTGCGCACCATCCGCCGCCATGGTGATCTGTTCGGCATCGCCTGCCGGGCCCTCGGTGCGGCCCGTGGCGTGTACGACGCGCGGGAGGGCGACGTGCTCCTGGTCGCCATGGGCAAGCGCACCGCCCTGGGCGTGATGCTGGGCGACGGCATGCTGGTCGGCCCGGGTGCCGGTGGGCTGTGCTCCGCGCCACTGTCCGATGCGCTGTGCGCGTGGAGGGTTGGCTGATGCCGCAGTTTCTCGTCCCGGTGATCGCCTCGGTGGGTGCGGCCGTCGGTGGCCTGTCTGGCGCGTTCCTGATCATGAACGCCAGCCTGGTGGCCAGCGGGTTGACCCTGCTCGGCGGCCTCGCTCTGTCCTCAAGCGCCCAAAAGTCAGCCAAGCGCAAAGCCCGCGAGCAATACAACGCCGCCCAGGTCGACCGCATTGCCAACATCAGCAGCACCGTCGCCCCGCGCGAGCTGGTGCTGGGGCGCGTGCGCAAAGGCGGCAGCGTGTTCTACCGCGCGTCCACCGGCAGCAACAAATCCACCTTTGTCATGCTGGTCGCCCTGGCCGGCCACGAGATCGACGCGGTCGAGCAGATCTACCTGAACGACCAGGCCGTCACCCTCGACGGCTCCGGCAACGTTCAGGAGGCGCCTTACCTCATCACCAGCAGCCTCACCGCCACCGTGGTGGCCAACGGCAGCGGCATCGCCACCCTGGCGCACACCCCCATTGCCGGCAGCGTTTACGCCTACACCGGCACCCAGTCCGGCCCGGATGGCGACGTGGTCAACGTCAACGCCGCAGTCTCTGGCCTTACCGTCACCACCTCGCCCGGCGCCACGGTGGTCTACCAGTACGCCAACAACGGCAGCTATGCCAACATCCGTGCCGTACTGGGTGCCGACGACCAGGCCGCAGACGCTGCCCTTATGGCCCTGCTGCCCGACGCCTGGACAGCCGCGCACCGTGCCCGCGGCGTGGCCTACCTGGTGTGCACCTTCCAGTATTCGGAGACCGCTTTTCCCAACGGCCTGCCCGTGGTATCTGCCGTCATCCGTGGTGCGAAGGTGTATGACCCGCGCGAGAACATGCTGCGTTACTCGCGCCAGTTCGACCATGCCACCTGGGGCAAATACAACTGCTCATTGACAGCCGCCAATGCCGTGGCCAACTGGGACGGCACCATCACCGCCGACCACTTCACGAGCAGCGGCGACGGTCTGCTCGAGCAGCTGGTCACGGCACTCCCCAGCACCACCTACACATTCAGCGTGTGGCTGTCGGCGCCCAGCTCCATCAGCGCGAATTTGATCTGCCGCACCTGGGACCCATCGTTTTCCAGTTATGCAGACACCTTTTTCAACTGCGATGTCACCACATCCATGCAGCGCTTTACCGTGAGCGTCACGACGCGGCCAGGTGACACCTCCATCCAGGTGTTCATTGGCGGCTATGGCACGTTCAGCGCCGGCGAGCAGCTCTACATTGGCGAAGCCCAGCTGGTGCAGGGCAGCACCCCCAAGCCCAATGTCACCACCACCAGCACCGCCATCCTCCCCACCATCGCCTGGAGCCAAAACCCCGCCCTGCAGCTGCGCCACGTCTACCAGCACCCGCAATTCGGCAAAGCCACCGTCAGCGCCGACGAAGACGACCGCATCATCCTTGCCGCCCTGGCCTGCGACACCTCCACCGGCTACGTGGTCGACGGCGTCACCGACACCCAGGCCCTGTACCGCTCTGCGCTGGCCGTGCCCTTTGGCGCAGCACCCCGCGACGTGATGGACGACCTCGCCCAGGCCATGGCCGGCAGCTGGGCCTTTGCCGGCGGCCAGCTCTACCTGCGTGCAGGCGTCTGGACGGCTCCCGTCATGGCCCTGGCCGACTCTGACCTGGCCGTTGTCGAGCGCACCGGTGCCAGCGAAAGCCAGCGCCCCATCAGCATCAGCGTGCACCGCGAACGCGCCCAAAAGTTCAACACCGTCAACGTCACGATGTGGGACCAGGCGCAAGACTACAAGCAAGTCACCCTCACGCCCCTGATCGGCTCCGCCCTGGTCACCCGCGACGGCGCCACACTGGCCCAGGCCCTCACGTACAGCGCCATTGGCTACGCCCCCCAGGCCCTGCACGTTGCCGGCGTGATGATGCGCGACGCCCGCGACCCGCTCACCGTCGTGCTGCCCTTCAAGCTGCGCGCCTACCCCATCGAGGTGTTCGACAACGTCACCCTCACCCTGTCGCGCTACGGCTGGTCCGCCAAGCCCTTCATGGTCATGGCCCGCGAGTGGACGCAAGACGGCCGGCTGCAGCTCACCTTCAAAGAAACCGCCGAATCCATCTACACCCTGGACGCCGAGTTTTCCCCGCAAGGTGGGGCAGCCAACACGGGCCTGCCGTCCCCCTGGTACGTCCCGCCCGTGGGCACGCTCACCATCAGCAGCGGCACCGCCGAACTGGTGCGCCAGGCAGACGGCACCGTCAAAAGCCGCATGCGCGTGAGCTGGCCCACCATTGACGACGCCAGCATCACCCAGGCCGGCTCGGTCGAAATCCAGTACCGCGAGGCGATCAGTACCGGCGAATGGGCATCGGTCCAAGTATCCGGCAACGAAACCCAGGCCCTCATCACCGACGTGCAAGACGCCGTCTACTACCTGGTGCGCGCCCGTGCCCGCAACAGCCTGGCCGTGGGCGACTGGGGCACCCAGGTGCAGCACCAGGTCATCGGCAAGACAGAGGCCCCTCCACCGTTTGACACCTTCGTGGTTTTGGCCCAGCCCGATGGCACCCGGCAATACCAGTTTGGCTACGCCAGCGAGGCCAGCAAACCCATCGACTGGCGCGGCGCAGAGATCCGCTACCTGGGCGGCGCGCACGCATCGCCCGACTGGGACAGCATGACGCCCCTCGTCGACGCTGCCACCTTCTTCACCGCCAGCCCGGTGGAGCTGAACCAGCCGCTCTCTGGCGAGTGGACTTTTGCCTGCAAGTCGGTCGACACCAGCGGCAACAAGTCCACCTATCTGCTGCAGACCATCACCCTGCAGGCCCGCCGCCTGGGCGACGTGTTCGACGAATACTTCGAGCACCTGGAGGGCTGGGCCGGCACGCTCACCGGCTGCCAGCTGCAAGACGGCATCCTGCAGGCCATCGACACCACCACCTGGGCCACCACGCCCGCCACCTGGGCCGCATGGACGCGCTGGAACTACGCGCCCACCACGCCCGTCTACTACGAGACCCCGGCGCGCGACCTGGGCGCCGTGCTGGTGGGCGCCGTCAGCAGCACCATCGACGCAGACGGCAGCGTCACCCAAGAGCTGGCCACCAGCGCCGACGGCGTCACCTGGAGCGCCTGGGGCAGCGCCGCCGCGCAGTTCAACAGCCGCTGGATCAAGCTGCGGATCACCGTGGCCGCCACCGGCCCGGCACCCGTGCCAGTGGTGCGCAGCTGGTCCTACCAGATCACCGCGCCCATCCGCTCGGAATACATCAACGACATGGACATCAGCACGCTCACCGGCAGCTACCGCATCGGCACCGGCGACATCCGCATCCCCCTGGTGGGCAGCTTCACCACCCTCAAACGCACCGCCGTGACCATCCAGGACGCCAGCGCCGGCACCTGGGTGGCCACCCGCATCGACCAGACCATGACGTATGGCCCGCGCTGGCAGTTCCGCCTCAATGGCACGCTGACAGATCCCGACTTTGTTGACTTCTTTGTAGAGGGGTATTGACCCATGACATGGCCCACCGTAGCCGTCGGCACCACCAATGTGGACGCCGGCACCGATAGCCCGGCAACCGCGCGCAACGACATCAAGGACGCGATCGACGCTGTCAACCAGATGATGGCGCACGTCACCGCGTTCGGCGCCACGCTGCTCGATGATGCCAACGCTGCTGCTGCCCGTACCACACTGGGCGCAGCTGCCAGCGGTGCCAACACCGACATCACCTCGCTCAACGCGCCAGCCCTGGGGGCCGCCACGGCCACCACGCAGGCCGGCGGCGACAACAGCACCAAGGTGGCCACCACCGCGTTTGTCACGGCATCCAATCCGGCAGCCAGCACAACCACTGCTGGCCATGTGGAGCTGGCCACCACTGCGGAGACACAGGCCGGATCAGACGCCACGCGCTCCGTCACCCCGGCCGGCCTGCTCGGTGCGCTGGGCCTGTCAAAGTATTTCCAGTCGGCTGACCAGACCGTCACGCCCAACAGCACCTTGAACGTGGCCCACGGCCTGGGCGCCCGGCCCAAGCTGTTCTTCTTCGTCCTTAAGTGCGTGATCGCGGAGGCGAATTACGCGGTGAACGATGAAACAACCCCGCTTGACCTCATTGCAGGTGTCAGCATCCTAAACCTGGCCGCAGACGCCACCAACGTCATCATCAATTACACCGGTGGCAGTACCCAGGTGCTGAACAAGACCACGCAAGTGGCCACCACCATCACATCCGCCAATTGGCGCTTTGTCGTGAGGGCCTGGGCATGAGCAAGTTCTACGTCAATTCGCGCGGCGAGTTCTACCACGGCGACCGCATCCAGGGCGACCGCGATGCCACCCAGCAAGAGCTGCTTGATCGCGCCGAGGTGGGCCGCAAATCTCTTGCCGCTGCGCAGATCCGCGCCCTGGAGTTCGAGCAACTGCTGCCCCGTGTCACCCGCGAATTTATGCTGCTCAGCCTGCAGGCGCAAAGCACACCTGAGCAGCTCGCCCATCTGCCCGCCTACGTCAAGCTCAAGGCCTTCGACGATCTGATCGCCGGCCTGCGCGCAGTCATCAGGGGCGAGGCATGATCGCCGCCGCCGTGCTCTCCATCCCGCTGCTGTGGGTGCTGTACGTCGTCGGCATCCAGTACCAGCGTGGCGGCTGGTGGCGTGTGTGCCTGGTGGTCGCGCTGCCGGCCCTGGTTCTGAACGTGGTGATGAACTTCACCATTCTGGCCCTCATCACCTGGGATTGGCCGAAGCGCGGCGAGTGGACATTCAGCACGCGCCTCTCGCGCCTGGTGCTCGACACCGGGTGGCGCGGCATCCTGGCATGGTTCGTCGCCCGCTACCTGCTTGACCCCTTTGACCCTGACGGCATCCACATCAAGACCAGGAGCACCCATGGCTGAACCATCCGCCACCAGTCTGAGCATCACCGCCTTGGCGATCGCCGTGCTGGGGCCGATGGCTGGGCCCTATGCTCTGATCGTATTCGCCGCCCTGGCCGGCGCGCTGTGGCCGTTGTCCACCATGCCCACCGTCACCCGGGCGCAGGGCGCCGCCTTCCTGCTGCGGGTGGTCGCCGGCGCCGTCTTGCTCACCAGCTTTGCCGCCTACTGGATCGAGAGCACCTACAACGTGCCCGCTGTCGAGTCCGTGGCGCTGGTCGCATTCCTGATCGGTGCCGTGGGCAACGGCTGGCGGCCAGTGCTGCAGGGCCTGCGCGGCGCGCTGGTCAACCTGGTCAACCGATTCGGCGACCAGCAGCGCGGGGGCCCCTCCCAATGAACGCCGCCCTGATGATCCTGCATGAGCTGCTGTGCGGGGTGCTGCTGTGGTCCTGTTTCTGCCGGGCTACCCGCACCAACGCCCAGACCAGCCTGCCCATCCTGCTCAGCTTCTGGCTGCTGTCCGTGGCCGCGCTGTTTTCCACCTTTGCGCCGCTGCTCATCAGCTGGCAACCCGACGCCGTCAGCCTGCTGCTACTGGCCAGCATCGCCCTGGTCCAGACCGTCACCGCCCGGTACTGGCAGAAAAGTCCCCCTGCAGCTTTCCAAATCAAGGAGCTACACCATGCGACTGACTCTTAACCGCCGGCCCAGCGTGGGCGGAGCCACCATTGGCGAGCTGCTCGAGGACGGCGCCCGCTTGTGCTACACCTTGGAAGATGAGATCCGCGAGCGCGTCGGCGAGCCGGTTGGCAACTGGAAGATCCGCGGCGCCACGGCGATCCCCAGCGGCGAGTATCGTGTGACTCTGGAGCACTCGCCGCGGTTCGGCCCGGACACGCTGACGATCAACAACGTGCCAGGCTTCGTGGGTGTTCGCATCCACGGCGGCAACACCCACGAAAACACCGAGGGCTGCCCGCTGCTGGGCCTGCGCGTCACCGAAAACACGATTGTCGGCGGCACGAGCGGGCCGGCTGTGGCCCTGGTCAAGTCTCGGGTGCGTGCTGCACTGGCATCGGGCCATCATGTGCTGATCACCATCAACAACCCCACGGCGGTGGCATGAGCCCGTTCTGCGCCAGGTGCGGCCGGGTTGGCCACTGGCCGAAGGATTGCACCTTCCCGGTGGTTCGGCCATGACTGCGCTGCTGTCTCTGCTGTCCCCGCGCGTCTGGATCGCTGTCGCTATGGCGATCGCGCTGGCCGGAACGCACTGGAAAGCCTACACCTCCGGCAAGCAGGCCGTGAAGCTGGAGTGGGACGCCGCCACCGCCCAGGCCACAGCCGCCGCCCTCGCTGCCGAGCAGCTGGCCCGGGAGAAAGAGCAGGCCCTGCAAACCAAAGTCCGAAAGGTCACCAATGACTACCACGCTGAGAAAACTCGCCGCGCTGCTGCTGATCAGCTTGCTGCTGACAGCCTGCGCCAGCTCCAGGCCGCCATCGCCAGTGGTGGTGAAGCCCGCGCAGATCCCGCCGCCCCCGCCGGAGCTGATGACGACCCCAGAGACAGCATCATTGCCGAATGTGCCGGCGCTCTTGTCCAGATGGACAAAGCTGCTCGAAGCCTGGCAGACCAGACGCGCGCTCTGCAGGGATACT